GGCTGGAAATAGCCCGCCTTGCCAAAACTCGGATCGGTGTAACGAATCACCTTTGCCGTGCTGCCGTCGCGCAACGGCACGTCCACATGTTTCAGCTTTCCCTTGGTGCTCTCCACCTTCAAATTGCTGCGTTGCATGTCGCGCTCTGAATAGCTGCGCATCGTGCATTTACAACCGAAGCCGCAAGGTGGCCACACGTGAGTGAACAACTCATCGTCATACCGAAACACACGACCGTGCATCGCAACATGCGATGGCCGCCTGTGTTTCCCATATTGCAGAGAGACCCATGACCAATATGGCCGAGAGCCCACCTGTTCCAACATTTGCTTTTGGCGTCCTGCCATGTAGGCGCTTTGCATGTTGGTCTCGTAAATCACCTTGAGCCGGTGCGGCGTCAAGCCTTTGGCGATTTCACCAGTGGCCGGATTGATGCGCCCAGCAGCGGCCAGCTGTGCAGCCGTACCTTCGCGCCGCCACCAGCCTTTTTCGCGCAGCAATGGAATCAGGCTCTCTTTCCACTGTTCCAGCGTTTGCCCCTGCTGCAGCGCTTTGACCAGGCTGTCTTGAATGTCGGTCAGCACGTCCAGCTTGGTGACATTGGCCACCGTGAAACCAGTGGCATGCTGCCCGTTGCGCCACTCTGTCCAGTTGCCAGTGATCAGGGCGCCCTTGCTGCGCAAGAAGTCGATCGCATCCACGGGCTCCAGCCCGATTGCGGTCTTGATCTGTGGGCCGTCAGGAATGCTCATCAGCCAACTCGCGCTTGGTTTGCCTCGGTTGCCACTGCGCTGCGGCCCACCACCTCAGCCACAAAGAATGCCCGCGTCAACAAGTCTTCAAGCTGGCTTGAATCCATCTTCGGGAAGGCCTCGGCCAGCACGGCAATGACCTGGTCAGGCGTCTTGGCCTGGCCAATGGCGTCCAATGCAGGCGCCAGCATGGTCTCCATCGCGGCTTGCAGCTCGTCAATTGGCATTGCGGCAATGGCTTCGTCCATGGCAAGCTGGTCTGGCGGGATGGTGTCATCACCCTCGGCAAACTGCGCATCAGCACCGCCCGCCACGTCAGCCGCATCCACCTCACCGCCTTGGGCCTGGCCCTTCGCACGTACACGCGAGGGCGCGCCCCCGCTCGCGGGTGCTCCCTCTTCGATGTCGCCATCCTGCAGGCCATACATGCGCTTGTAGTACTGCGGCTTGAAGCGCACACCGGCCCGGGTCAGTGCCTCGTCACGCTTGGCCAGGCGCTCGTCCACATCCTCCTGCTCCCAGAACTCATAGGCAGGCACCAGGCTGGTCGGCCAGTTCACCTCGCAAACCCAGCGCGCCAGCTCGCTCAGGCCACCGGCCACCATGTCGGCATGTGCATCGCGCAGCACGTGCTCCACCAGCGATGCAGCCTGGGCACTGGCCCGGTTGGCCTCCTTCTCGGTGCTCTGGTTGTTGCCCAGCAGCGAGATGTTGATCTCGCGGCTGCAGTACATCAGCAGCTGCTCGTACATGTCGGCATTGGCGGTGGTGCTGGCTTGCAGCAGCGCCACGCTTGCATCGTCAGGGATCACGGCCACGGCATCACGCACCATGGCTTCCAGCTTGTCAGCCAGGCCCTCGGCGTCGGCTTGACTGGCGCTGCGCGGCTGCTTGCCCACAGCCCAGGGCATGCCGTACTTCTCCGCAAAGGTCACCCAAAATTTGAGGCCACCCTTGCGGAACTTCTCAGGCCAGAAGCACGGCGTTGCATCGGGCTCACCGTAGGGGTTGGCATAGGTGCGGTTGTTGCCCACCACGATGAACTTGCGCGCAGGCACCGGCACACCCTTGATGCTCGCGCCATCGCGCAGCACCAGGTTGTTCTCGGCATCAAACGCAAACCACTCGGGCGGCTTCACCACCAGGTCCACCGGCATCACCAGTCCACCCACGCGGCCCCACAGCACCTCGGCCACGGCATAGCCGTAATAGGCACCGTCCACCAGCTCCTGCACAGCGCGCTTGATGGGCAGGTCTGCAAACAGGTCTTCAAGCGACTGGATCGTCGCGGGTGGTGCCTCGCTCTCACGGTCAAAGCCGTGCTCCATCGACACCACCGCAGCGCGGCGGCGGCGCAGGCCGCTCTTGATCATCGCGTCGCTGGCCATCTCCCGATACACCTGGATCGACTTGCCCGTGCGGCGCAGCACCAGGTCGGGGTTGGGCAACAATCCAAACATGCCCGACAGGTCACCGGCCCGCAGCCTGGTGGCCATGTGACTGGCCATGCCTCCCCGGCTGGCCTTGGGGCCTTCTGCAAAGTGGACGAATTCGGTGTCTGACACCCAGATGCCACGGTTCATTGCACGGCTCCAAAAGTTGGGGTAAAGTTCAAAGCACGGGTCCAAAAAGCCCACACAGAGCGGCAGCTCAATCCCGTCAGCCGAGCACCAACGATCTCCCTGCTTTTCTTGCTCAGCCTGGCGCTTGCGTTGCCGTGATCATTTTTTATGGCCGGGAGTGCGGCTAATACAACACTCCTCGGGGGAATATGCCCGCCGTCTCTGTGCGGTTTTTGGCTCCCGGCCGCCTTCATACCCGCCAAAAACGGGCACAGGAGATCATCATGAAGACCCCATCCACCACTGTGCGCCATCGCATGGGCTCCCCTGTTTCGATCAGCTTGTCTTTGACTGATGCCATCAGCGAATTGAGTGACAGGCAGCGCGCGCTTTGCGCCATCGAGCAACTGGTTGGCTTTGACAACAAGCTCCACATCAATGAGCCTGCTGTCAGCCGCGAGGATCTGGCTGAGCTGATCATGGCCGTCAACAGGTCTATCGGTTGCCAGCTTGAGAAAGTCGCCAACATCACGAATGAGCTGCACCAAAAGCTGCAAATGGAGGCTTGAACCATGAGAGACACGAACGCAAAGGCCTTGCCTATCTTTCGAATCAACCGCGGCATTGGCATGCAGGTCGATGCGTTCGTGCTGCGAGAGCATGTCTACTGTTGCGTGCGAGGGCTGTGCGCGGCCTTGGAGTTGGACTACCAAAAGGCTGTACGCATCACCCGTGCCAACATTCGCATACCCCTGACCGAGGCCTTGGTCATCAAGCGAGGGCTGGAGCAGATCACGCTTGGTATCCAACCTCAAGACCTTCAACGCTGGCTTGACTTCAGGTGGCGCGATGGCAATTACGACAATCTCACAAGACTGGGTAGCTATTGGGGCACCATCTGGTCCGACTTCGCCAAAGCAAACCGTATTTGCCCGGCCAATGGTTTTGTCGGCAAAGAGACCATCGTCGATGGCGTCATGTCCAGAGTGCCCCGACATGACCACGCCTTGACCGCGAGTTCGGCCGAGAAGGCCGTCGCAGGTCGCAAGGGTGCTGAAGCGCGATGGGGCATCGGTAAGGCAATCACCCCAGATCAGATTCGTGAATTGTTTCGCCTCTTGATGTCGCAGTCGTACGAATCTGCCGCAGCTCAGCTTGGCATGGCCAAGTCCACTGCTTACGGTCTTGCCAAGGGCACCTACAAATTGAGCGAGGCCAACGAAGTGGCTTGGAATGAGACGTTTGGTGGCGGCAGAAAAAGCCCCCCTTCGTCTCAGCCATTGCCCCCAAAAGCTCCCGTTTTGGAAAAGCACTCCCCTGCACCGGAAGTGCGCTGGGGCACCGTACTCACTATTTACAATGTGTTGAAGCAGGGCGGGTCTGTTGAACAGGCCGCTAACCGCGTGAGCATGGCTGCCGCTGATGTTCAAGACATCGTTACTGGTCATTTTTGGTTCGGGAAATCGAACACGCCGCTCATTTGGAAGGAAACTTTTGGCCAAGATGCCTTCTGGAAAGACAAAGTAAGAAGGCGCCTTGCCATAAACCGGATTTAAGGTGCCCCTGGCTGCGCTCACCAACGCCATGTAGGCAACGCCATACCCAACACCCGACAGCGCCTTGTAGAGCCCGCAATCAAGCGGGCTTTTTTCTGCCTGGTCGAAGTGCATGGTCAATACCCGCCCAGATCGACCGATTCGCGCCTGGATCGACGGCTGGCCACAGCCACCGGCCCGCCGTCCTGGCGGCTCGCATACCAGGCCAGGGCACCGGCAATGGCCGAGTCACCGTGGCGGTTCTTCTTGGCCGCATCCTGGGTGCGCAGCTCAGGGATGCGGGCCACGCCCTTGACGACCTTCACCACGCGGTGGTCGTTCAGCACATCGGCGTCCTGCACGATCTCAATCGAGCAGTCTTCAAACGCGGCTTTGTAGTGCGGCATGTTCTCGCGGTACCAGCCCTCTGTCAGCATGACCTGGCTGACCATCGAGGGCCCGAACTCCTGCGCAGCCTCTTCGGCCAGCTGGGCACCCAGGCCACGCGCATCGAGGGCCGCATGCCTGAAGCCAGGCAGGTGCTTCATCAAGAAGAACAAGATCAGCTTCTGGCAATCAAAAGGCATGGCCCGCAGCTCGATCAAGAAGGGCATGCGGCGCTTCAAGTTCTGCTGCTGGGCCAAAGGGTAAAACACCGTCAGGTCACCCGTGCGGGCGAAGTCACCGCCCAGCGATGTCATCAGGCCCTTCGGGATCTTGTCGATCAGCGGCTTGACGTTCTCTTCCAGCCAATCGTTGATCTCACCCTGGCGCTGCCACTTGGGCAGGAAGGTGAACTCGGGCTTCTTCTCCAGCCGCAGCACCGGGATGTCCAGGCTCATGCAGCGCTCAATCAGCGCACGGCTCAGCCAGGCCCCGTCGCCGTTCTTGGGCACGCAGTCCAACTCTTCCTCGGCGTCATCGCCATAGAAAGCGCGGATGTCTGCAGCCCACTTGGCCTCGCCCTCGGCCGTCCATTCCTTGCCTGTCTTCAGGCAGATGCGCCTGTACAGCCCCTCTTCCATGGCCAGCTCGAAGGGGATGCGGTGCACGCTGTAGGGGAACTTGCCCGAGCGCACATCCTTGATCAGCTCATTGAAGGGGTTGTCATCACCATCGTGGGTGCTGATCACATGCACCCGGCCGCCCCAGATCAGCAGCGCCATCGCGGCCTTGAGGATCTCGGCCTGGCTCATGTGGAAGGCCGCCTCGTCCAGGATCACCCGGCCCTGCTTGCCCCGCAAGTTGCGCGGCTGCGAGCTGAGTGCCGTGATCCGAAAGCCCGAGGCAAAGCGGATCGAGAAAGCAAACACGCTCTTCTTCTCGTCGCCTTCCTGGAACACGTCCTCGCTCACCTCGATGGCTTCCACCAGGCTCTGGAAGTGGCTGGCCCACTGCGCGCAATCCAGGATGAACTCGATCGCCATGTCCTTGACATAGCCGATGTACCAAACGTCATCACCGCCCGCCTCGGCGCTTGAGGCAGCTTCCAGCACCGCGTCGCAGGCCTCGGCCCAGCTCAGGCCGATGCGTCGGCTCTTCTCGCACACCTTGACCTGGCTCTTGTCAGCCATCCAGCGCTGCTGATAGGGCAGCAACACCGCAGGGGCGCGCTGCTCCCACTTGTAGTCGATGTCCTTGGCCAGCTGGCGCAGCTCTGGCGTCACGATGCTCATGCGGGGGCCTTCTTGGCTGGTGCCGCTTCACTGCCAATGCCCAGAATCTGGCTGCGGATCAGGTCCACCGTCTCGGCCGACATGCCAGCCTGGCGCACAGTCTTGGTCACCTCCTCAGCGGCCTTCACCACCTGCGCAGCCACCAGCTTGCGCACAGCGGCCTCGCGGTCCACCATCGTCTTGTCCGCGCTGGAAATGTCCTTGATGGCCTTGGAGAGGAACATCAGGTCTTGCGGGTCCACCTCGTCCATGTTCGAGATGGTGTTGAAGCTCACCGTGCGCAGCATCTGGATCAGCAAGCGGCCCACATCGCCCTCGGGCTCCGAGCCGATCTTCTCCACCCAGACCTTGGCGATCTCCTGCGCCTGGCGGTACTTGCCCAGCTGTGCATTCTGGTTCTGCACATACCGGCCCACAGCCGAGCGCGAAGCCTCGCCGCCCATGGCGTCGATGATGGCCACGATCTCGTCGATGGTGGCCCGGCCCTCACGGATCGCACCATTGACAGCGGTCTTGATGGCCGGTGCCAGCGTGTCGATGCTGCTCTTGCGGCTGCGCTTGGGCAGCGGGGTGCATGCGTCCTGCTCGCTCATGGGTGGCGCCTCGCTCAGCCTGGCAGGGGGCGCTTCACCCCAGGCACCACCGCACGGCCAGCGGCCACATCCACACCACGGGTCAGCAGCGTGGCCATGGTCACATCACCCGTCGTGGCGGTCTGTAGCAGGCCCTGCTCGGCCAGCCAGGCCAGGTCGGTGCGCGCCTGGTCGGCGCTCACGTTGTGGCCGTAGATGCTGCCAATGGCCGTCTGCAGCAGGAAGGCGTTGGCCTGGTAGCCGGTCGATTCGCTCAGCACCAGGAGCACGCTGAGGCGCCGGTCTTCGGTCTGCACT